GTCTATGTTAGCCATAGTAGTCTCCTAAATATTTTCAGAGACAATGATCTTACTAATTAAGACTTCTTGCCCCCAAATGTTACTCTGCTTTGCCTCTCCTGGTGGATAGGCATGCTTGGGTGCTCGTCTTTATGTAGATCTTTTTCAACTGCGGTTGTCTTGTCATCTGTGAGATTACGGAAGTATTCGTCCCGATCTTCCCTTACTTCGACTGGACATCGCATCAAAATTAATCCACCTGTTCCTATAACGCCTTTATACTTACCGTCTTGGACAGCAGGTATGTCGATTCTGTCTGGATACTCATCTGCTCTCACAAGTTCATATCCACTTCGTAGTCTACCGATGACGTTTTTTTCGTCTTGTTGACCACGATACTCAGTCCTTACCCACCGATGATGATAACCTTCTGGTGGTTCTGGTGCGTCTAGGTTTGATGGAGGGACCCATCCCCTCTTTCGAGCAACCTTTTCACGGGTTTCTGTTTTGCGTGATAGGTTTTTTATTCCTTTTGTAGTCATTTACGCCTCCTGTTTCACGTGTTTTGCGTACTCTTCTAGTGGCACACCAAGTTTTTTTGCAATAGCTACCTGTGAAGGTGTGAGTCTCACAGTGCGGCGCCCAGTGTTCGTCGTACGTCTGGCAGAGGCAACAGTCTGAGCTGGTTTACTGTTACTTGCTTGTACCTCAGTAGTATCACTTTTAAACTTCTGAGGAAACTCTTTTTTCATTCTTTTATCTATTTCTTCATAATATTCATCAGAATTTGAATCAAAACCCTCTTCACCTATAAGTTTTTGATGTATGCCGTATGCCGCATAGGTCATAACTTGATCTTCACCGAACCATGGATTTTTTTCTGCCCAAGCCACAGCTTTAGCGCTAGGTGGTGGTTTTACATCAGCGGTTGGTTGATTAGGGATAGGAGCTGCTTCTCGCTTCTCCTCTTTCATTTTTTCTAATCTAATTTTTTCTCTTTTAACTCTATCTTCTTCACCGGTTAATGCTGCTATTTCTCTTTGAAACTGAACTTGTTTATCAGCGTCACCACCGGCAATAGCATTTTTAAGATTCTCTTGTGCTGCTTTTAATCTAGACTCTACATGAGTTTCTAAATTAGAAACATAATTTACATCAGCTTCCTTTTTACTATCTTTAATATCTTTAATTTCTTCTTGAACTTTTTTAGCATATTCGATTGCAGCTTGTTCACGTCTCTCAGCCTCACGCATTTTACGTGTAAGTTTATCAATACGTCTTTTTACAGAGGCAGAATATTCTTCTAATTCTTCATCTTTTTTGATTTCTTCTTTTTTAGTTTCAACAGGTGTCTCCTCCTGTTCTACTTGAACCTCTTCTTTATTTTCTTCTTTTGCTTCTTCATCTTTAAGTTCGACCTCGACAGCTTCTCCCGAAGTATCTATTGGTACCATTTTATCTTGTTCCGATTGCACTCGTGGTTGCATAGAATTCTCCATGTTTATAATATGTTAGCTGGCAATATGTCTCGAGGATCATCAATGACAGCCAGTATTTCATCATCATTAATAATCCTTAACTCACCACCGTCTATTCTAATTCTAGATCCTGCATAGCGAGTAATCAATACCCAGTCGTCCACTTTACACCATGGACCGCTAGGAAATTTTTCTTTGTCTTTATAGCACTCAGGGCCCATTTTAAGGACCTTACAAATGTTGGTTGTTAGTTGTGATTCTTGAACTGTTTCGTCAGTTAAATATAATCCTGATTTTGTTTTTGATTCTAGTTTTAGAGGAAATAAAGTTATTCTATAACCAGTAGGATTAGGAACTTTTTCTAGTTCCTTCTTTTGTTTTTCAACAGCTTTGCCATCCCATATGTGTTTTGGCACAATTAATTTACTCATCTTCAAGCTCCGTTTTCTTTAGCAGGTCCGTGAGTTCCTGGACTTCTTGTTTAAGTGCTGCAAGTTTACCAGTCAAATATCTATAATCTGACCAATCTTTAGCAAGCCCGTTTAGTATAGACTCTTCTACTTGTTTTTGTCTAGTAATTAAATCGTTTTTATACGCTGTAAAAAAATTTTCTAACCGCATGCCTTCATTTGTTCTGCCATGGCTTTGGCTCTGTTGGGAGTTTGTTTAGCCCAACGTGAGTCGAGCATCTCAAAACTCGCTCCAATATAATTCTGTTCAGACAAACATTTCCACATATTATTAAATTTTGAAACACCTGTTTTTCCTAATTGAAATACCATTTCTATTATTAATTCTTCTGCTTTGTCATCTATTTCTAAGCAGTCTCGTTGTTCCATCAATTCTCTTGCACCACGAATAGCTTCTTGCAAATCTTTTTTAAGTATATCCATTAGAAATTCTTCTTCGTATTCTTTATCGTCCTCCCAAAAATCTTCTACACATAGATGACCTACGCCCACGGTTCGCTTACCAAGTGTATCTAGGTAAACTTTGTTTCTATAGCCTTCGTGTTTTTTGACTGATTCTAATAATCTATCTAGGTTCATTTACCCTTTATAACTTTTTGCAAAGTTTTTGCTTGACCAGCGTGTAACTTTGATGCTTTCTTTAAACCTTTAATGACTTTTTTTACTTTTTTAGTTTTATTCTTTTTCATTTTTTCTTAAACATTCCTATTGCACTAGATCCTGCCTTGATGCCGAAGCTCGCTGAGATCGCAATGTACAACAAGTTATGGTAATATGACGGCAAATCCTGCAATGCGAGGAACCCTTTGTGTATGTGTTCTTGAAAAGGCGTGAAGACTAAAACGGCTGGAAGTAGTAGAACAATGAGAGCTACCTCATCTTTCCAGCTTCCTTTCATTTGATCGACAGCGCTTTGTTCCCAAGCAACTTTACCAGCTATCTGGTCTTCTTTAAGTTTCTGGGTTGCTTTAATTGTTGTAAGTTTTAATTCTTGTTTTGCTTTTTTTGTTTCTACAAAACCCTTGACGCCATCAGCGACGACGCCAAGTAAGGGCTTTGCTAATAATTGCCAAACCATTAATCTAGATTGATCCTATAATTATTATTACGACCAGTGCTACGATACCAGCTTTGATCCAGTCTTTCATTTTCCAATCAGACCACTCTTGTAAGTGTGCCCAAAGATCTTTTAGTAAGTTCATACAAACCTCCTTATTAGTTGGTGAAGTATACTACTTTACACCTTTAAAGGGAACTTTTTTAATTTGCATTTTACTAGTCTGCCCTTGAGGTCCTATCCCTTTGTTTTGTTTATATACAAACGGAGCAAAAGTTATTGCTGCGTCTGATCCAACCACAGGGTTTGGAAAAGGATTTTTTTGTTTTACAACTTCTGTTTTTGTTTGTTTAAACTTCATTGTTAGCCTCTCTTCTTTGCAGGTCCACCACGCTTCAAGCCTCTAGCTTTTAATGCTGCAGTAGCTTTTGCTAATCCACCTTTTTTCATGAAGCCCATCTTATTTCTGACAGCTTTGGGTAGCTTTGGTAAGCCTTTATTTTTAGTTGGTATTGGTTTTAATCTTTTCATTAGTGAAGTGTTACATCAGTTTTCTCAACAATCCAAGACTTATTTATTAAATCAAAGAATATATCAGCCTCTTTTTGTCCAAGTTCTTCTCTAAGAATGACTTTGGAGCAGGTAATTAAAGCTGCAGCAAAATCAACTAAATGAATATTGTCTTGAATAGCTCTAGCTTTTACGCTGTTGTATATCTCAAGAGCTAGCTCAGGATTAAAAGTTTTATTGGTTAGATCTACCATTCATTTTAGATAGCGTAACTGCCGCTCTAAGTCCAGCTATATCTTTTCTTGATTGTAGGTTGTCTTCATTCTGCTGCGCTTTTTGTTTTAGTTTTAACAAGTCAACTGCAACATCATTCTCATCAGCTTTTTCTTTTCTTTTTAGTTCTGCTTTTTGAAGATCTAATTCTTTTTTACGTAATTCAACAAGACTATCTTGATCCATGCCTTCCATCATTTCTTGTTCTTCAACAACCATATTGTTTGTGATTACACTAATTCTTTCAGCAACTTTATTTTCAATTTGCAATTGAAGTTGTTGCTGTTGCTCTGGTGGAAGCTGCACAGCTTGTTGTAATTGTGGCGCCATTTCTTGCATCACTTCTTCTCTTGCTTGAAAAGATACATGTTCAGATATGTGAGCTTGTAAAAGACTCATGGTCATCATGTTTGTTTTAACAAGCATACTAGACATGAAAGCACGATGCGCATCTATGTGTGCTTTGTGCAGTTGTCCAGGAAAAGCTTTTAATGGTTTACCCAACAATGCAATAGAGTTTTCTAAAGCAGGATCTGTTGGTTGTGGTTGAGGCGGTGGAGGAAGCAACGCCTCAATATTATCCACTCCCAATGCAAGATACATACGGCGGTAAGCTTCTTGCAAATTGTGTTGTTCAGGATTGCTTTGTGCCAACTGTAATAACAGCTGCGCCATCGCCACTCTTTGTGACATAGAAAACATGTTCGGATCTGATACCGGAACAACGTCAACCCTATCATCAAAATCTGTTTGTTTAACTGTTTGGTTGCCACCCACGACCTGATACGGGTACTCGGGTGGCAGTGAAGTTGAAAACAACTTTGCCAATAATTTAAATTCTATTTTTTGTGCATAGTGTAATCTTTTATGAATAGCACTCATGACTTTTGCCCCTTGCTCCATCAAAGCAAGAGTCGTGCCAACAGGTGCATTTGTATTTGTTTCTGCTATCTTCATATCAGCGACAGCAGCAAAACGTTTACCAGCGTCTACACAAAATCCTAAGAGTTGAAATAAAGTTGGATCGGGTCCTTTGTAAGGAAGAGGTAATAATCCTTGGCGTAAGTCTCCGCTTGGTGCATCAACATCTCTGAATTCGCCTGGCTGTATCGGTGAATCGTCATCTCTGATTCTAAGACCTCTTGCTTTAAAACCTGCAGGTAAGTTTGATAGTGTTCCCGCATCGATAAGTTGACGAAGCGTGGAGGTAGCCGTTCTTGATAAACCTCCAAGCATATGGATAAGACCAAAACCGTAAAAGCCAAGACCAGGAAGGAACTTGTAGTGTACGAAATATTGTGTTTTCTTTTTAAGAGCGTCATCTTCTTTGTAGTTTCTGTAAATAGAAAGAACTTTATTAGATCCTTCGTCTATCGTTACAATGTATGGAAGCTCTATACCTGTTTCTTCTCCTGTGTTCCCGTCTTTATCTTCGAAACCTTTTATGTCTAAATTGCAATGTATCTCATAAAGCGTGTATGTGTTGTTATCGTAGTCTGTTTTTTCTACTCCATCTAGTTTGTTATATTTTTCCTGTATTTTTGTTTCTTCATCACTCTCTTCTACCTCTATATCTCTGTAAAATCCGTTGACTTGTAGTTTTCTTAATTCATTTCGTGTCATTTTTACGATCTGTGATACGCGTTCCGCTGTTTCGAGATCTGTGGCTAGGTAATTTACAACCAAATCTTCTGCTGGCACAAATTTTGACACGCATTGTGCCTTTGTTCCGTCATAATATACTTTTTTGAATGCAGATCCTGCTAGTGGTAGGTGAAAAAGCAGCTGATCCATGTCTGGAGTGTAGTCTTCCATGACTGTTGTTAGCTGATAATTCATAAAATCTTGTACTCTGTCTGCTTGTGCTACAACTTCTGGCGTTTCTACGCCTAAAATCGCTGTTTTTACCGGTCCTTGCGGCGGTAACATCTCTTTGAAAGCTTGTGCTTGGAATTGTGTGACTGATTCTGCTAATAATGGGTGGGTTACACCGCTTGCACCTTGAAATGGTTGGCTTCTTTCGTTGTATTTTAGACCTAAAAGGTCTAGTCCCTTGGTATATCCATCGCCCCACTCGGACCGTGAATCGCGATCCGCCTTAAATTCACCGACTAAATCGCTTGCTATATTCTCTAATTCTGACTCAGAAAGAACTTCCGCTAAATTATCATAAAAACCCGTGGTCATCGGTCCACGGTTCGGGTCAAAGTCTACAGTTGCTCCACCGTCATCCTCTTGTATAACATCAATATCATCTGAATTAGCTTCTCTTCTTGCCTCTTCGATCAATATCTCTGCTTCAGGGTTAGGCTCTTGTATTGGTTTAAAATCTGAAATCGGTTGAATCTTTTTTTCTACAGCCATTATGAAATCCTAGTTGTTTTTCTTTTACCTTTTTTCATTCTTTTAAAACCACGAGGCGTAATTAGTCCACCTTTTTTACCTTTGCTGGGTGAAACTAGTTTTGGACTGATTATAAATAATTCTGATTCTATCTCTTGAATCTTATCGTCGTCTTGTGCTTCAATAGCATCTTTATATAAATCAAAAAGCTGTGCTATTCTTGATGGTGATGTGCTCTCTGCCATATGGCCTCCTAATAATAACTTCGTTCTACTCCTATCGCTATAGGCTCCGGGTCGTAATCTTCTGGATGCACCACAAAATTACCTTGACGAAACCTTAGCATAGCTTGTGTCATGCTGTCCACTAAATCATCATGATCTCCAAATGGAAAAGCAGCACACTCTTCTACCATGTCTTCTGCCCACCTTGCGTCTGGTCGCCAAACCATTCCCGCTTCAAATAACGGTGCAACAGAATTCACACGTACGTACTTATCATTTCCTTTGCTCGGTGTAAAGTTAACAACTGGTATTCCTAATCTTCTAAGTTCATCAGTGAGTGGCATGCCTGAAGCTTTAGCCTCAATCAAAACAGTTTCTGGTTCCCAGTATTTATATTCTTCCATTGCAACTTTTTTTAATTCAGGAAAATCCCATCTACCTTTTTTGGAATCCATTAACATAGCATGAGGCTTATAAGAATTTTTTGGATAAAATATACCCCAGGTCGATATTGCAGAATAGTCGGCGGTCTCTTTTTTGCTGTAGGCCGTATCGTAACTTTGTATGATGTGTACCAAATCGGGCGGGTCCTCTTTATCCCACAACTGCCACCACTCTCTTTTGATGATAGACCCTTCTTCGGATACAGGATTCTGCTGCCATTGTGCTTGCCATTTCTGTTCTGTTAAAGAAGCTTTGACTGCTTCGAGTTCCTCTAACTTCCAATACTGTGGCCATATTGGTGTATTGCTTGGTAAGATCGCTGGAAACTCAACAACTTCCCACGTATCAGCTTTTGGTTCTGTTTGTGCTTTCATCAGTTGTCCCGTTAAATCTTTCGTGGACCAACGGGTCATAACAATTAGAATCCTACCACCAGGTTGTAAACGCTGACGAGGACCAGAAGTGTACCACTCATAAGCATTATCCAAGGCAGTTTCACTAAGAGCATCCTGCTCTGAATGAGGATCATCAATGATAAGTAAATCAGCACCACGACCAGTAATAGCACCACCAACACCAGCTGCAAAATATTCGCCACCATAATTTGTCTCCCATCTTCCTGCGGCTTTACTATCTGCACTTAATACAACATTGTCAAAAACATTTTTATATTCTCCGGTTCCCATTAAGTTTCTAACTTTACGACCAAATCTGTATGCAAGTTCTGCAGTGTGCGTTGTTTGAATAATTTTTAATTTAGGGTTGAGTCCCATCATGTATGCAGGAAACAAGAATGATGCAAACTCTGACTTCGTATGTCTTGGTGGCATATTTATAATTAATCTTTTTATTTTTCCATCTGCTAGGTCTTGCAGTTTGTTTGCAGTTTTTTCATGATGTGGTCCTTTAACGAAGTCTGGCCACATGACTCTGGCAAAGTTTAAAAAATTATTTTGTGCTGCTCTTTGTAAAATTAATTCCTGTTCACGGAGCAACAGCTTTAGTTCTTCAGCTGATGGTTTATTCATATGGTAACTTTATCATACTCTTTGTATTTGTAAAACTGACTGTAGCACGTGCTACAGCAGACGCGGGGGCCGAAAAATGGGGGTGGGGGGTAGCTTGGATAACGTTTTGACTTTTGGAATAGGTTAGGGACTCAAAAGCAGTATGGCATATGTTTCACGTGAAAGGTAACGGGTAGTAACGGTTGACAAATAGCAGAAGAGGTTGGCTAAAAGTTATCCACAAGAAAATAAAATAAATTAATTTATTATCTTGTATTATCTTTTATAATGTTTATATTATAATTATATCATGCTTGGTTGAGCAACAGACGACAACCTCCAAACCGGAACATACTACGGGAAGGAAAGAGAGAGTCTACCAAGATGGTATTCAAACCCAACTGATAGGAGATATCCTTTGAAGAAAAAACAAAGGGGAAAAACTAGAAGGCTTTACGGCTTGCCTAAAGATATTGATGATTATCATATCATCAAGCCGGCAGGGTTTTTCCACATCTATAAAACTCAGGAGGACTTAGAAAAGTATTTCAAGAACTTTTCTGGGAATGAAAGCTTCCTTGTTCATCTGGGTGCCACGTTACAGTGGAACTGCTTAGCTTATCAACTGAAAGGCGAGAAGCTTGCAAAAAAATAATTACCAAGGGGCATTGCCCCTTGCTTCTAAAAGAAAGGAGGTGATTACATGGAGAAAGTAACAAAGAAAACTACAGTGGTTGGATTTGCGGAAGCATTATCACAAACACTTGATATCATTGCCAAGAAGATGAATGAGCAGCAAAGTCAAATTAATGCGGCTCATAGTTTGATTGACAATTTACAACGAGAACTAGACGAAATAAAATACCCAACAAGAAAACAAATTAAATAGTTTCAATGTTGGGTTGAAAGGAGGGGGGCGATAATCGCCCCCAACTAATTCAACCAATGGAGTAAATATGAAAAAATATATAGTACAGTTTCATCTTAACCGAGATAAATGGTCGGAAATAGTAGAAACGAATGATCCAGAAACTGCAAAAGAAACTGCACGTCAATGGTTATTAAATAGGATTGATAATGATCCTAAAAGTTTGATTACTTTAACTAATGTTCATGAGATCAAAACTTATGGAGATTTGATGGAGAATGATAATAAATAATATTATTTTTTTATTTGTGTATGTTTAGCGTAAAAAAAACATTGTGAATGTTTAGCGCGCCCGCATCGCGGGCGCTGCTCTCTCTTTTCTTGCCGGTCACTTTCCAAAGTGTTCCAGCATTCCTTGATAGATATCCTGGGCGTATCGATGCTCAACGTATCGAACCCGCGCAGCCCTGGCCCTTATATCTTTATTAAAGTCGTCGACGTTTTCACGCCACCAGGCAACGGCGGCGTCAGTATGTAACTGAAATTTTACCAGCGTCCCTTCGTTAACTATTCCAACATTATTTTTTAGCATGTTTAACCTTCTTTCTACTTGATTAATATATAAAAGAATATAAAAGATAATAAAACATAAGTCAACAAGAAAGTGAAAAAAAATATGTTAACAGTAAAAAAAGCTAATAAAATAACCGGGGGCGGGATAAGTAACCGCAATAAAAAAATGCCTGGTTACACTTACGGCTTAAGCGCTAAAAAATGCATCACCGGGGGAAAGCTGCAAGCGGTCCCTGGTTCTGTGTGTTTCAATTGTTACGCGCTCAAAGCCAATTACTTTTATCCATCCGTAAAGAAGGGTCACGCGTTACGGCTTAGATCTTTAAACAACAAGGGCTGGGTTGATGCAATGATATTTTTAATTAACAGATATGAAAAGCATTATTTTAGATGGCACGATAGCGGGGATATTCAAAGCGTTAACCATTTAAAAAAGATCTGTGATGTTGCAAGCGGGACGCCCCGCGTCTCTCATTGGTTACCAACAAGAGAAGCTAAGATCTTAAAAGAGTTTAAAGAAGCGGGCGGGGTGATACCTTCGAACCTGGTTATTAGATTGAGCGCAACAATGATAAACGGGGCGCCTTCAAAGACTCATGCGCATTCTTCAACGGTTCATACGCCAGGCGTTGAACCAATCGGGGAATCTTGCAACGCATCACACCAGGGCGGGCGCTGCTTAGATTGCCGGGCCTGCTGGAATCCTTCAATAAAAAATATATCCTATGAAAAACATTAATATATTTTTATACGAATACTGCATAATAATTATATTAATATACTGGATCATTATCAAACCCATCAGTTGGATCATCAACAAACTTCGTGAACGCGAATAGAATATAAAAAAAAAACAAACAAAGAATAATTGAGTATGTTTAGCGTAGCTGTGGGCGTTTTGTGTACGTTTAGCGAGGCGTGGTCAACGTTTCGTGTACCCTGCCCCAGTCAAATGGTTTATCAACAGAGAGTAGAGGGGTAATTTTGTGTACGTTTAGCGACAATTCCCTGCTCTCGCCTCCTCCATAGATTTTTATGGTACTCTGTTCGAGGGGCGTGGCTAGGATAAAACAACTTCCTCCTTTATGATAATGTTTATAGTTCCATGATATTTGCTGTGGGGTAAGCAGTAATTTATTACCTTTTAATACTTTCAATTCTACTGTGAAGAAGCCACAATTCTCATGACAACCAAGGAGGTCTGGAAACCCTGCAATGCTACGATTTTCTACCCTAGTCCAAGCTATGTCAGTTAGATTTCTTTTGATTAACTGCCAAAATTTTGCCTCTGGTTTGCGTAACATTTTCTAGGGTGGAAAGTAGCATGAAAAGTAATAATAATTTATAAAAGAATATCTTTGACTATCTTTTAATATAGTATATAGATTTTAATAATATGTATTCGTAGGACTATATCGGCAGGGGTTAGGGATAGCATCCTAATCACTCCCATTATGAGTGGGGGCTGTGATGAGCAGATGAGAGTGACTTTATAGGACTGGTTTCGTGAGAGGGGCATAGCCCAGAACATATAAGAGTTTATATACTGTGAAAGTGGATAAAACCGCCACCGACTAGCGTTCCGATAAGTGCTTTAAAAAGGGAGATCAGTATATAATTTATTCTAGGCGAGGATGAAATAGTAGTTCTCCCAACATAAGAAACAGAACGGAGGGAATAGACAATAGGGTGTCCCTCACTACTATAAGGTAACCTAGAATAATGGCTTGGGTAGTGCCAAGAGGATTGTGTTTGAAGGGTGTATGTGTGTAATAGTTAATAGCTATGTAAATCGATATTACAACCTATTACACAAAGTAATCAAGAGTTCCTGCTAAACTACCCAAAGGCGATACAGTAATCCTGCAAATGCTAAAGAACTGGAATTGTTAGTTGTGAACTATCAAGGGGCTGATTACTCGGTACTGTGTTTAGAAGTATACGCCAAAGTGTCAGCCCCGTTTTAACCCATCAACAAAGGAGAAAGAAGAATGATAGAATTTGTAAAATTTATCGAAGAATTAAAATCTTTGAGACCTGTGTGGGTATCGGTCAATGATGATGACCAAGATACTGCTTACAAAATTAATAGGTTGATAAGACAATACGAACAACGACTACTGGAAAGTGGAAGTGATGAAGACAATACTTAATTACATAATTAAAGTATGGGTAGATGATAGGTTACTTGCCTATCATCTTCTTCCTTTTGGTGTCTTCATGTTAATCAAATTATTAGGAGGATAATATGCCAGTAGAAAAAATATATTGGGAGTGGGAAGAAGCATTCAACAAGTTTGGATTTGGAGATGGAGATGGGTGGAATGGCACACATTTAGTTGAAAAATTTCTTTACAAAATAGGTTGTAAAGAAGTTGAGTGTGATAGCTGGGGAATACATAACTTTATGATTTTCCACATAGTAGATAAAGATGGCAAGAAATACGAGTTTGATGGTTATGAAGACCCTCAAAATATTTTGCCAAAACGTATAATTAAAAGACTGGATAAGGAGTTTTAGTATGACTGAAGAAAGTAAAAATAAAGAAAGTAAAACAACAATACTGCAGGGTGTTTTGCGTATGTTTAGTGTGCGTAAGAAAAAGAAAAAAAGTTTAGTGTGGTTACACGTTTTGCTGAACACTAAAGAAGAGTGTCAAAATAAATTTAGGAGGAGGTAACATGGCTAGATTTATTTTAGATGTTGAAACTGAATACGATAAAAATAATAATGTTTTAACTGATATTAAAAAAGGTTGTGAAATATTCGCTGACGAATACTTGTCACAAAAATTTAATGGTGGGGCTGTGAGCATAACCTGTATTGATAAACATAACACAGGGCAGTTTCATGAAGAAAATCGTTTTAATAAACTAACTTCAAAACAAATAAGAAACTTTAATAGGAGGAGGTAACATGAAACTAAAAAAGAATATTAAAAATATTTTAAGAAGTGCGCCCTACTGGGCGCAAGGTCATATAGTTTATGGTAACTATGGCGACACTAACACATTTATTTATTGCATGGCGAGAGATAAGTCTGAAGCTAGGAATATCTGCGATGGTCTTAATGTTATGTGGCAGATAGATAGTGGCGACCTTGAATTAAAGGAGGTAAAGTAATGCCAAAGTTTACAATAATACAAACTTATAAGATGCAAGACATTTGGAAAAATGTTGAAGCAAAAAATAAGGAAGAAGCAGTTGATATCTGTATGGCTGGTAGAGATGTAGATGAAAACAATCCAGACTATACCAACGATATCATTGAAATATATCAAGAAGAACTTCATTATGTGGGAGGAGAAAAATGAAACAGCTAGTAACATTTAAAATTTCTGATGGTGGTCAAGAGTATGAATCATTTGGTATCTATGATCATAAGTATTCTGATAAGAGAGTTATAAAAAATTTTTTTAGTATAGATGAAATGGAAGAAGATTATGATTATTCAGATCATTATTGGTGGTATGATGATAAGCTTGTAT